ACGTGTAGGGTCGACGCCTAGAGGAAATCTCTGACCTGCAAATAGAACATCTACAATCTGCCCATATGCTGCAAGAACTTTAGTTTTTGTGACTTTGATAAATACCTGAGATTTCTCAGTAGAAGTAAATTGCATATCGGGGCCGTATAAACCGCGGTATTGACGATACGCGTCGAGCCAACGTTCTTCTTCGTCCTGTCGGCTAGACTCAACCATTTCAAATTTATTACGGATGTAGTCAGCAAGTTCTTCTGAACCAGACTTAGGTTCAAAGATAAGAGCTTCTACGTGTTCTTCTTCAGCCATTTATTAGTATCCAAAACTTGCATCAGCGGGTTGCCATCTTTGTGTTGGTATTTGACTTGGGTAATCAAAAATGGACCGTGATTGAGGACGCGACATAATACCATATCGCAAAGCATCATACAGGTGGTCTTCTACTTTTGTGTTGACATCTTCGGGGTTATTTTTATCTAGCGGCAGCACTGGTAGTTGGGCAATCAAGTTAGTACAATTACTAAATATTTCCATGCCGGCTCGACCAGTTTCATCATTAACCATTAATCGTCTATGTACTTCGTTCTTACCTGCTACACGACTACCACGGCTACGGTCAGACGGACGCCAGCGACAACCTTCAACTATCATCTGCTCAGCTAGGCTCGGCCCTGTGTCACCGCGTTTGTGCCAAAGAGATGAGTCAAGCACACCATAGTGCATGGACTCTCCCTCTTCTGCTTCTAGCACCATATGTGCTAATTCTTTTGCAGTTACTTTACTTACGTATAGCTCCCTATAAACTATTAGAGTTTCATCTGCAGGGTCTACAGCAAACCAAAGAACGCCGGTAGCAGAGGAGTAACCGTAGTCGCAAGCCCTAAACTTGCGCCATGTATTTGGGATAGAAAAAGGTTCTGTAACATGAACTAACCTATTAAATTCTGAAAACGCTGCACCCTCTGCGATATCCCATGAACCCTCTAAGAGTTGCCTACGTTGCACCTCGGGCAACGAGAGCAACATAGCTTCATAATCGCCTTGCTCATAAAGATATGGATTATCCAACAATTTAGCCGGAATAAACCGCCGTCTGAAAAGGGGTTGTCCCGCCTTACTATGGCGTTCAGGATAAACCAGCGTTTCGCCCGTAGTAACATCAGTCGCCCAAAATGGTTTGTTATGTGGCGCAGGGTCGATAAACATTTTCTTAACCCATTGATGGCCCGGGCCACCAGGGTTGGTTGTCGCTCGCATGAAGACGGGTAGCGACGGGTCAGCCGTTCTGAGACGTGAACGTAAATAATCCCAAGCATATGGTGTCGAATACTGTGTCAGTTCGTCTATGCCAATGTAAGTAAACGCCTGACCTTGGTAACGCAGAACATCTTTGTCCTGCTCTAGATATGTCATCCAGATTCTAGCTCCGGATGGGAAAGTCCATTGGCTTTTCTTTTCCATCCATTTTGCGCCGGGATATGCTTTTGGATACATTTCCTGACTTTTGTGTATTAGTTCGCGCAATTCATCATTGGTTCTACGCAAGATGAGCGCGTTAAAATTAGAGTTTTGGCAGTATCTTAACGGGTCTATAATGAGCGCGTAAGATTTACCTCCGCCAGCCGCACCACCGTATAACACTTCTCGTTCCGATGATGCCAAAAAATCTGTTTGAGGACCAGCGTTAGGTTTAAACAGAATCTCATCTTGTTGTTCTTCAACAGACTGATAAGCGCTACTACCTATAAGTTGAACCTCAGTTTCTTGTTGAGCTTCTTCTTGTTTAGTTAGTTTAGCTAATTTTTTCTGCGCCATATTAAGTTGTGTACGCGCAGAACGTTTAGCTCGCTTCAGTTTCTCCTGTTCCCGTTGCTCTTTGGTCTTGGGTTTGGATGTTGCCTTGGGCCGCGGTCTGGGCAGCACGGCGTTTTTGTTCAACATGCCGTCGTCTATCCGATGCATCACGCTTAACACGTTTCCACAGACCCATGGGCGTTATCCGTCTGCCTGTGTAGTCCGTAAGCCATCTAGCGACTTCTGGGTATGAGGACATCTTTAGATATCTCATGCCTAGCTCTAAGGCTTCTAATTGTTCATCAATTGGTTCTAATAGCTGTGGGTCAAATTCTGAACGTTTATATCCCCACGGAACTCTAGGACCATTAGCTCTGTCATACCTATTCGTTGGATTCAGTCTCTGTGCTATCGTCATCATTCTTTGCTGGCAATATAAATAAACCCATTGGCTTTTCTGCCGATACGTTTAATTTTTCTACTTTAGAAAGTCCAACTCTGTCAAGTATTTGTTGAGATGCCGACAGCTTTTCCCTATTACCGATAGCCGTAGGGTCATCAATAACTCCTACCATAGACAGCACAGCTTTGGGCGCATTAGCGGCCATTTCTAGTTCTGCACGCTCTATGATTTCAGTTCGTAATGCTTGCATAATAGCATATGGATTAGTCGTTTCCGAATATCCTGCAATGCGCATTGCTTTGCTGTAGTTACCTTTTGCCTCGGTAAACAGAGCGTCTAGGAATTTAGTTTGTAATTCTGTCAGTTGTTTAGGCACGAGGATTCTTCTTTCTACCTGTCTTAGTCCTAGCAAATGACCTGTTACGTGACTTGGACTTTACAGATAATTTTTTATTATTCATCGGATTACCGCTAGAATGATGTACGTCTTTTCCATCACCTTTAGTAACCTTGCCTTTTTTTGCCATGATGGCGCGAGCGGCGTTACGAGAAGCGCGACGCTTTTTTTGCTTTGGTCTAGAGTGGTAGCTATCGTACTCTTTTCTATAATTGCGTCTATTGGTCATGCTTTTGAAGTTTTCCGTTTGGTCTTACGCTTCCGTCCAGAGGGTGAAACGGACCACTTGATTGAGGTTGGCTTACCTCCGGGATTTCCGGCTTTTCTTTTCTTGCGCACGGCTGCAGCTTTCTGTCCTTTTGACATTTTGGCTGCTGTCGCCGCCGGGCGACACGCTGGATATTTTCTCTTAGATTTACTAGCCGATTTACGCCCACACTTTTTCCCTGTGGCCACGTCTCGCCAATCTTCTTTGAACCACTTACGCAGTCCCCCTTGATAACTCATCCCGTTTCACCTTCATATCCCTACAACTGCAGCCATAGACACCATTGCAAACATAATAAATCCAAAACCTAATAATGATATGACACCAATTGTGACGGCAATTTTAAGGTTTTCTATAAACTCTGCTCTTTGCCGTAACGCTTCTTTTCTAGCTTTTGCCGCTGCGGCCTTTGCTTGTTGAATTCTTCGGGCCCGTTCATCTATAATGCTTTGCCATGTGCCTGGGCCAAATCGCAGGTCGATTAAAGTTCTCATCTCTTGAACTTTTTCTTGTGCTAGCCGAGCATCTATGACCTCTTGTGCTACTGATTCAATACCAAATTGGTCACTTATACTTCTGCCAGATTTTCTAGACCTTTGTTGTTGTACCTGCTTTTCGCCCTCAAGCAGATTGTCCACGTATTTTGCAATATCACCAATATCATTAGCGGTGTTAATAGTCGATTTTATACCGTCTACTGCACTTTTTACGAGCGCAATACCTGCTAGAGTTTCGGCAATCATCTCTTTTCCTCATAAGATTACTCATCTACGTGAACGCAAAAACATTTATCATTGGGGTTGTCAAACCCGTGAGTGGTCAGTGCAACATGACACGTGGATATGGCGTCATGCATGCTTACTATTTTGGCATCCATCTCCCACCTTGTTTGTTCGGGGGTTAGTATGATGCAGAACATAGCGGCTTTAGCTACGATTTCCATCCGCCGCCCATCGCCTTATATCGTTTTGCCGCAAAAGCATTAGCGTACGCAGAAGGGTAGACTTTAAATTTACGCTTGGCCTCAGCTTTGGCTTTGCTCCAAAGAGCTGGCTTTGTAGGTGTAGGTTTTTTAGATTTTGATTTTTTCTTAGCTGCCATTTATCTACCTATTAGGGTCAAACAATTCATCGACTGATATGAGAGCTGAAATAGTTCCAGCAGTCTCAGCAGTCAACAGAATTTTATCATTAGCATTTAAACTTATTGAATTACCATCAACAATGTTAATAAAAGAATTAGCCGCCATAGATAAATCTTGCACTATGTAATAATACGCTGCCGCTTTCGAGTCGTAGTATTGTGCGGATATTTTCTTTGCACCTGAATTATTGTTACTGAAACTGAGGTGCTTTACCACTGCTGCATGCCTTGGAGGCACAGTGTATATCACCGTTCCACCTGTGCCAGCAGTTACGCCGACAGTGGTAAATTTTGCACTCTCAAATAAGGGCATTTACTTTTTCTTATTCATGCCACCGCCGCGCATCTTGCGAGCCATTTTCATTTTGCCGGCGCGAGCTTTTGTTTTGGGTTGTGCGCCCATTCCCATGCCGCCGCCACGCATCTTCTTCATGCCGCCACCGCGCATTTTAGCCATTTTCATTTTGCCACCACGGGCTTTAGTTTTCTTCATTACCATATCTAAGGTTCCTTCTCGCCAACACTAGGCTTTCAAAAACATCGTCTGGAAAGTGTTTATAATATCCTGACTTTTCCAGACTCATTGCGGCATCATCAAGCTTAGATAACCGCTGCACGAATACCATACAGTATTCTAAATCTTCCTGTTCATCATGAATCAGGAAATCTAACCCAGCATCTTCCGCATCATAATTAGGGTGAAACACCATAAGATGCATATCTTTGCCGGCGATAGACAGTGCCTCGTTCATGCCGTCACACCATCCATCAAGATACTCTATGTTAGGCAGTTCTTCGCTTGCCCATACAATAATATCAAAACCAAGTTGGTCATAATCTCTAACTGCATCAGCCAACCCATCAAGGCCGCTATTGATGCTGAACATCACCTGATTTTCTGCCCACGCTTTCTGTGCGTAAGGACAAGGCGGCATGCCATTTAATTTTTCATTCGGAACCTCTAAGAAATCCTTAGACCATTTCCGAATACTAGCTTCTACGGGATGCACGAGTTTTTTTCTTCTGTTGTTCGATGAACTTGCGATATATACTAGCCGCCGAAGCCTTTCCCGCTGCTCTGGCTCGTTGTTCCATAGCAATAGCAGCTTGTGTCTTGTGAGCGTGACTTCGGCCTGACGCTTTAATTTTACGGACGGACGCCTCTGCATCTTTAGAGGTAGCAAACTTTAAGCCCTTTATAGTGCCTTTCGGGTTCTCATCAGTGTAAAGGTCGCTATGTTTCTTACTTCTTGCCGGCTGACCTTTTTTCCGTGGTACTCTAGGTGCCACGGGGCTTGTTCTTCTCATTTATGGACTTTTCAATAGCGCGACCACGGGCTTTCTCATATGACGATAAAGTACCGTCATTGTTTATGTCAGCTTTACTGGGATTCATAAGATTGGCGCCTCTTTGTAGCCGTGGCACATTTGTTGGCAATTCCATGATATGTTTTTTAGCTGTAGTGCCGCCTTTGTTAAGCATTTTAGCACCTTTTTCAGCATCTGCTGTTTTTCCCTCTCTTATAAGTTTACGTCTAGTTTGTTTATCTTTCGGACCCATTCTTTCATTATGAAGTCTGCGAGCTTTTACCTCTGCTTTACCTTCTTCAGTTCTTAAATATTTTCTTCTATTTGCACTCTTGTCAATAGCGCGTCTTAGGATGCCCTTTTTCTCATCCTTTTTTTCATCCTCTTTGAGGTCAACGCCGCCTTGGTTTTTACCTTTAGGCGCAGGATTAGATTTTAAATCTTTTACAGCGACAGGGCTTTCTAGGTATTCACTCAGTGCCATGGTTTCATCTCTCTTTAAATCAAAATAATTACTACGAGCTTGTGCTTCGTCTTTTGAACTTAGTCCCGCCATTACTTTCTCCGTTTTTGTGAGCTATTAGTAGGTAGCTCCATAATATGTTTCTTAGGCATCCGTGTGCCACCGCCGCGTTTACCTTCGCCTTGTCTATGTTCTAAATAAGCACTTAGGCTAGAATGATGTTTAGGAGGTTTTATACCTCTTTCCTTGTAGTAGCCTTTCATGTTAGCTAGATAACTTTCATGAAAACTTGCGGGAGTTTCGCGTCCTTCCTCATTAATGAGTGGGTACTCTTCAGTTGCGTAGTATTTAAAATTTTTCTTGTCGTCGTCGTCGTCAGCGCCAATTAACGTCATAAATTGTTGAACGGCGCCTATTCTACCGGTTTGCTCAGAAAGACTTTTCTTTTTAGCCATTAGAATTCCCCAGATTTCATAGCATCGGACAATTTACTAGCACGACGACCTACCTGTCGAGCCCACCTTGAGTCCATCATTTCATAAGATGCGGCTTCAAAGTTGTGATTTTCTATAGCGTTCCACATCTTCTTAAACTTACAGAGCCGTGGGACACCCATATTAAACGCCATATCCATTAAAATTAACTGACGCACCCCATCCAGCTCTTCGACGCACGTGTGCACTCTACACAGTTCATCTTCAACAATCTTGATATCATTCATGGCCAAGAAGCGAGCATCTGCCTCTGTGATACCGTGTTGATAAATGACATCCATATTCGGAATATCCATGTAATCTAATTCTTCTTTGCTGATGCCTCTGTCTTTAAGGTTACGCCCGATGCCGATGGTATCAATGCCTAGAGTGTCTTTGTATACGTTAAGCACCATGCCTTCGTGTTCAATAAGTTTGTCTAAAAAATGCGAAGTATTGTATTTCATTGATTTTTACCAAACTTTTCCATTAAATTATCTATGTGAGTTCTGGGTCTGGTTGTATCCATATATTCATCGTACATACCCTCTATAGCGTAATCTATGAGTGTGCCGATATCCCAAGTGTATACATAATTCTCAACAGCGTCCATAATGTCGTCTTCTGCGTAAACCTTTTTTCCTTTAGGGGCGCCTGCACTGTTTTCCATCTTAAATATAGACATTATATATCCATAGCTCCGACAACGCCGCATTTATAGTCAACGGATGCCCAGTTGTTATCTTTTGGAATTTCTTCGTATATGGCTTTGTATTTCATGCATACATTCTCTTTGTCAAACCATTGCACTGTTTGATTAAAGCATTGCCCGTTAGAATTACAGACAGTCAACACTAATGCCCATATAATCGTAGTCATTTATTCTCGTGCCCCATCCATACAGCAAACGCCCCCGTCATTGCACCTACAACCGTCGATACAAACGCAGCCTGTTGAGTCGTTGCATCTGCACCGAGAGCCATAAACCACTGAACCACTTGATAGCTCATCACCGTCATTGATAACATCATCAGTCTCGGGAGTATTTTCCATGCTAAAAATTTTTCCATTGTTAATTTTGGCACGATTTATCTCCGCTTGCTCGGGTGTAGTCCGGTCGTGCATATGCCACATTTTCATTTTTTACCGAAAAACTTTGTCGCGCTTCTGACCCCAAAGCTTGCAGCAACAATAACGCCCAAGCTGTACTGGTACCATTGAGGCATTTGCTCCAGTTGTTGAAATCCATTTGCTACTACATCTTCCATCCCAGGTATGAATGCGAGAATCAGTGGAATACTAAACAAAATTACAAGCCACTCGTCTTTCCACGATGATGCAGAACTACGAGCCATTTCCAAGTCCCAGTCAATCTCGCCAGTAGCTTTCTTCTGCATAACTACGGCTTCGGCCTCAGCTTTCGCCACATCGGCCTTGACTCTTGCTTTAGTCTTCTCGACACGACCTTCCAGCCACGTGCCTGCTATATTTGCTATTGGGCCTATCAGGGCTGTTAGCATTTCCAGCGTCTCCGTGCTTGTCTCAAACGGCTATTAGGATTCTTTGCCGCTTTAGGAAATTTCTTCATCTGACCGGCAGAACGCGCACAGAACGACTTACGACGTTTGGCAGCTTTGCTCCCCGGCTTTACTTTGCCAGTTACAGCTGTTTTTAGCTTAGAACCCGGATTGGCACGCCTATATGCTTTAACGCCTGCCTCAGTCATCCCCGCTCCCGACTTAGTGGGACGGAAATTCTTCTTATTGCGTGGCGGCATTTTGTCTGGCTTGCGTTTAGGTGCCATTATGTTTCAAGTTCCTCTACGGGCGCATCCATGTTAGGGGGCTCGTTAAACATTAAAGTCATAGGTCCGCACGAAGCGGCCCAGTCAATAATTTCACCGCTCTCCAACTTTGGAACATGCATCTGCAATACAGCTTCTTCTGCCGGACACTCTATGACATTTTCTGCGTAACTTTTAAAAGTGCCATCAGGCATAACTATTACGGATAAAAATACGTAAAAAGTTATAGGAATCATCGTTTTTTCTTTGCTGTCTGTGCAGCACGTCGAAAATTAGCTTTACTTGGCGCCCCTTTACTTCCGGGTTTGCGCATCTTTTCTTTGCTACCTGCTTTTATTCTACGTTGTTTAGCCGCAATATTGGCGTATAATCCGGGTCTGCCCATGGTTAAATTTCATCCAATTTAGGTAATACACATCGGTACTTTATGGATGAGTTATCGGGTATTATTTCCCACACATCCTGTACCATCTCGTTAACACGATTTTTACATAGCTGTTGTGTTTCGTACGGACCTCGTGTATCTTCTAACGTCATACACTCAGCCGTAGTAATCAAAGAACATATTAATATTGATGCTTCAAACATGCTATCCCTATACAAAAAAGAAGGACGGAACTCAACGTTGGCAAAATCCCGTCCCGTTGTGCCCTTGAGCGGCTATAGCGAACCCCGCAGGAATAAGTACAGCATCAAGTCGTGTTGGCAGGTGGGGTTAGACCCCATCGTACGGCAACATGTCCTCAGCAACCAACGCTTTTTCAACATCCTCAACGCTAAAGGTCTCACCGGTACGTTCTTCTAGTGCAGCTCTCACGTAATATACGTGATGACTTGGAACATGCACTTTATACTGTCCATATATTTCATATTCAGCACACAGTTGCTCTAATTTTGAGCCGTGTTGTCGCTTTTTAATCATTGTGTATATATTGTATCACATTTTTCTTGATTTGTGAAGGTATTTGTGCTTGACAGACTCCATATGGTAGCAGAAGTTAATTAATTTTAGCCTCTAATGCATTTTCCCTCTTGACAAGGGGGTCAAAATAGTGGTATAAATTCTTGTTTTTCTTTTTTCCCTTTTTTTCTTTTTCGGTAACACCTTAAGTTTATGGCCGAGATAGAAAAATGAAAAGAAATAGAAAAAAACAATCTTATAAATCTCCTGTGTATTGCTGGAATAGCTATTGGGAGATAAAATATGAAGATAAAAACACAGATAATTCCAAAAATAAAGCCCCTAAACCCATACATACGCTCATTGTGGGACAAAAAATACAAAATAATAATAAATAAAAAGAAAAAGATACCGAGAAAACAAAAATACAGAAATAAAATAGATATATTAGCATAGTCAGCTGCGGCTGGCTTTTTTTGTGCCTAAATTCTGGCAGAGGGGCATGCTTGTGTACATGGTCGCGAACTGGTTTAAGGTCGTATTTTCCTAATCTCGGGTCGAAGCTGTATACAGTTACCAGTATAACCCCCCCTGGCCCATGCGTACCCGTCGCGCTGTCACTTGTAAGTCATTGATTTTACTAGGTTTTTTGCATATTGAAACATAGTTGCGCTGCAGAGTAATATTATTTCGTCTGCCAGGTCGCCAGCGCAATTTTCTTAGGGCATCGCCAGCTATAAAGTGATGCAATAATTGGTGCAGGCATGGCATCGCGAGCATAAAAACGCATCACTTCGTGAT